CATATCAGTAAAAGAGGTGTAAAAACATATCTCCAGAAGCGTGTCAGATCATATTTTTTTGGCTGTGTCTTCTTCGCCATTCTAACTTGCCAACGGGTAAAGATTCAGCTACTTCAGTAGGATGGTGGGAAGAAAAACACGCCGTAAAAACAAAAAGATTGGCGACTTTGCGCCGGGACCGTACCAGTGTAGACCACGTATTGGGAATGTTCGCCCGGTTGAAGGTTGCTTACCCCAACATGAACTTGAAAAAATAGCTAAAAAAGTTCTAGGTGGCGGTGTCATAGGTGGTGGAGCAAATGCGGTCAGAAATGCCATCGCAACAAAAATCAATACAGATCCATCAAAGGAATTCTCATTTATACAGAATCTTCCCATTGAGCAAGATGAAAAGGAACGTCTTCAGAAAGAGTATTTACGTCCCAAGCAACCAGACTCATGGAAATCGGATAATGATAAATGGCTTGATAGTATTAATATCAACGATGTGATGTCGCAATATGATCAAGATATTCCTGATTTTAAATTCCTTGGCCCATATCCGATTGATTTCGCAGCACCTGACCCGTATAACACGTCGACAAAGAAATGTCTCATTAGTGAAATCTGTAAACTAGATTTACCGGCATTACGTGCTGCTGGAAAGAAACGGATAGGTATTATCTACAATCTTGATCCACACAATAAAAGCGGAAGCCATTGGGTCGCGACCTACATTGATCTAAATAAGAATCATTGCTACTACTTTGATTCGTATGGTATGGAAGTTCCTGATCAAATCAATAAGTTTATGCAGTGGTTAACAATTCAAGAACCACGCATGAAACTTGCCTATAATGCTCGTCGCTTTCAACTGAGAGGATCTGAGTGTGGGATGTATAGTATGTATTTTATTATTCGGATGTTGATGGGTGAGCCATTTAGACAATTTTGCCGTAGGGCCCCTCGTGATGATGTAATGCTTCATTTACGCGGCTGGCTCTTTTCAACATGAGAGGTTTATCTGGGTATTGCCTGGTTTATCTGGGTATTGCCTGGTTTATCCGGGTATTGCCTGGTTAATCCGGGTATTTCTTCAAAGGATAAATCGTAAGGCGATGTAGATATGTCAGGACAGGCACCAGTCCGAGAGTCGTTTTTTAGTGATAAAAACGAACAAATGTTGGATAAGCTTCTGTATAATGACGTTCAACGTCGCACAGGAAGCAGCTTGGACGATCGTCAGAAGCAGCGCCTTGTAAAGACTGTTAAGCATTATATGTCTGAGGTATACCGTATTAACGGTAGCACAACAACAAACGTACAGTTTCTGAATAAGGAAGTTCTGACTGCTGTTGTTCCGGATTATATGGGCTATCTCCGTCGTCAGACAGAAGAGGAAACATCCTCTATCTCCGCAGTTGAAGTGATTAACTCCACTGATCCCCTCCGGACTGATACAGGCACGCGATTCGCACTCATGCAGGAGTCGCGCCAAGAAGTTAAGGCGAAGCCACCTACACCTCCTGATTTCCGCATTCCGCTGGAAGATGAAAGTCGTTCAGCGATCGAGATCTTTGAGCAGGTTAAGAAGATACGTGAGGCAGAAGCAGCTCGTGACGCCGCTGCACTCGATACACAACAGAAAATGGCTGCTACAATGCCTGCGCCTGGTCAAATGCGATCAATGGAGGCCGGCCCTGCTCCTCGTCCTCGTATCCTAGAAAACGAGATTCCACGCGAGACAATTCCGGATATGCGAGCTGTTCTCTTTGGTCAGGGCGGACAAACCAATAGCGTTAGCCCTTATCGTCGTGAACTCAATGGTCTTAACGACGCAAATCCTACACTGGTTGTACCACAGGCTCGTTCCACGGCGCCTGTGCTACCCCAAGACTTTGTTCAAAAGCAAGATGATGTCATTAACTACAAGGAGAATGAATACAATCTACACTGCTACAGTGCGGACCGTGATTGGACTGTAAATACGGGTGAAAATCGCTACAACTTCAGCGTCAATTTCAATCCTGGAAATGTGACGACAAATAACGGTATTCGCCCCAACACGTCTACACAGATAAAGTTCCGCAATATTGTTCGCATAGAGCTTGTAAAGGCACTCATTCCTGTAGAAGGTGTGGATACACTGATTGATCGCAGTGGCACGAGTGGCTTTCAGACAATCATCAACACAAATGCCCTCAGTTTCCCGTATCTTATGGTGCGTATCCCTGAACTGGAAACAAATAACTTCGGAACTAACTTTGGTATTGATCGTTCATTTGGTCTTCTTCAATATGACGCAAACTGGATCACTGATAATACAAACGTAACGCAACGCGGTGGATTTCTTGGTATGATCCCGAAGTTCCTAAAATGCCAGAAGGTTTACTACCCTACACCACTCTCCACTTTACAGAAGCTCTCAATCCAGATTCAGCGTCCTGATGGAAATCTGCTGAGCCCTACACTGGATACACTGGATATTTCAGGCTTTGTTCTCAGTAATAGTATACCATCAACTGGCACTCCCATTACACTCTATCATGTAAATGGCGCTTCTGCTGGGCTCAGTCAATATATCTGGATCCAGACAACCCAATGGTTCAGCACTTTTATGTTTAATCAAGGCGATCGGATCCAGCTGAAGAATCTTGTATTTACTCAAGCGGTGGTGACAGGAGCAAGCGCCGCAGCAGCGACCGACTTTGTGAACTATATGACAGATCCAGCTGGTCTTCTTGTTGTGAATATTGGATATTATAATACAACAAGCTCTCAGTTTGCCACGGGTGTAAATACAGTAGGATATGCGAACTATATCATTGTAGAGGCTCGGTATAATGATCCAACAAAGGGCTATACAACAGTGTCTCCATTTGCGGGTATCGCAAGTAATGCTTTAGCAGGTGTCTTCTATACAAGTGGAGGAGCACCAAATGCGACTATTTCATCTGGACGCCTCATTAATCTCAGCCACCAGCTTCAAGTGGTTTTCCGCGTAATCACGCGCGATATGGACTCTGCGAGTCGTCTCCGACCTGATAATCTGAACTAGTTGTAGTATGGACCCGGGTCTTATTACATTAGGCGCACTCGTAGTGGGTGCTTCCGCCTTGCTTCGTGTCTTTAAAAAACAAACGCAGGAAGGTTATGATGTTGTTCCTGCGGCCGGCTATCCTGCCGTGGCCGCCAAGGGACAACAACTGTATAATAAGTTAACGCTCGCATCTGATCCGCGTAAAGTGGTTGAGAGTGTAAGCAAGTTACCCCAAGATGAACAGGCTGCTCGTGCGAATGCTATCAATCTAGCAACTACCCGAACAAAGATACAGGAATCGTTCGTTACACAACTTGTGAAAGATCCGACGAGTACACCTGCCCTTCAGTCAAGTCCATCTGATGTTATGGTTCGTTCGGCCTACTGTCAAAATAAAGCGATAGATGGAAGTCAGTTCAATGACACGCAGTTTGCCGCCGAATGCGGTGTCTGTTTATCATCAGGGACAGTAAATAGTGGTCTTCCATTTACTGGCCCCAAAGGTCTCTTTATTGATCCATCGGCACGCCAGCAGGCTTATGATACAAAAGAAGGAACGGATGACCCGTATACAAATGCGAAGCCTACAACGGGCACGTGTGTAGGAGCAACTGGAGGCGTAGGAAATCAATATACATACGCGCTTGATAAGAATGAATATGATAACTTTACAGCGCGCATTAAGTGTCAACATGATAAGAATCTGGATGGAACATGTGGGATGTGTCTTCAAGACGGCTCCTTTACATATGTAGGTGATACAAGTCAACTTCCTCTACAAACAATAACCTTCTATGTCGGTGGAAGGGGTACTCTCACAGTGACAATGGGTGGACAACAAGTACAGTTTGCGCCTGCTGTAGGTGATGGAGCACCTGTAACTACACTTACCCTTAGTGCGACAGCTACCGCTTTCCAGGCAGTTGTGGCTGAAGGTGCTCTCATGAGTTTCAATGTTGCGCAGCCAAACTCTCAAACACCTTGGATTCCCGCTGAGTTCTACGGAGTTCTGGAGGCACCGTCCACAACAGGTGGTGTTACACAGATTCCACTTGAAAAACTGCTGCTTACAGATGATCAAATGGGAGGGAAGCCGCGCCGTGGTCGTAAGTTCCCTGTGATTAAGTCTCCAGCAGGTGAAATATCATGTGCTCAACTCGTATCAGGCTACTCAAAACCAAGTATGATGCTTACAGGTATCATGCCGTTTCTGTTTGCCTCATCTTTTCCGTTTGATGGCGTTGATTGTAAGGGATCAATACTGCAAAGTAAATCTGCGTCAGCGGCCGAATATGCGGGCGATCCCTGCTATAAACCTGCTGGTCAGGGTCCTGGTAGATGGAGCGCAGCATGTCTTCAGGATAGAATTCTCAATGCTGGCTGTACAGTCAATGGAACATTATATAAGTCTCCGCCGATTACCTCACAGAGTTCGATTGG